TCATGCCGCGGCGCGTTCCTGTTGCGCAGCGAGCCAGGCGCGGCCAGCGTCCGTGATCTCCACATGCGTGCCGCTCTGCCGGCCGTCCTGGCCTTGCACCAGGCCCATGCTCATCAGCGTCAGCACCGTGGCCTTGTGCAGCAGGCGCAGCTCTACGGCGGCTTCCTGCAGCAGCCGGCGCAGGATGCCGCCGGCCATGGACTGGGTGACGATGTCGAAATCCTCGATGCACGGCTCCGCCCGGACCACGGGCGCGGGTGCGCTGGCCGGCTCTGCTGCATCTCCATCGGCGGCTGCGGCAGGCGGTTCAACAGCTGGCGTGTCGGCGTCGTCCAGCGTCAGCCAGCCCTGGGCCTGCAGCTCGGCCAGTTCCTCCGGCGTGTGCTCGATGCGCTCCTCGGCCGCAACGGCGTCGTTAGGCGCATTCGGCTCCGAGGCCTCGCCCGTCGGCTCTTCCACCAGCAGCATCTGGCCGGCGCGCGCGGCCTCGATGTCAACGCCGTAGTACTTCGCGGCCGCGAGCAGCTGGTGCGGCTGCTCGTCCTCGTCGTCAATGCAGCCCGCCGGGACGATGACGTTTTCAACGAGCGTGCAGTCGATCAGCAGCTGCGTCATCTCCTGGGGCGAGGCCTGCTCGATGCTCTCCAGCAGCGTCTCCACGTCCTCGCAGTTCCACAGGCGCAACAGCGCGGTTTGATTCCAGGTCGGCGCTTCCTTGACGGCCGTGCGCACCACCATGCGCAGGTCGAACTCGCTGCGCTCGGTCGCGGCCATCGCGGCGCGCACCGACTGCAGCAGCGCGAAGCGCTTGGGCAGCTCCTCGGCGGCGCGCTCTTCCTTCTTCGCATACTCCGCCTGCCGCTGGCGGTTCACTTCCTGCCAGTCGTAGCCGCTGTTCTTCTTCTTCGCCGGCGGCTCGATGTCCGCGGCCTTGAGCGAAGCGGCGGCCACCGCTTCAACGACCTTGCCGTCGTACGGGCTCTGAATCAGCACCGTCTCGACGGCCGGCGCGTCTACGCCCTTTCCCTTCTTGGCCTTCTTGAGCTGGTCCTTGACGTCCTTGAGCGCGACGTACGCGCCCTTCACCGTGCCGTCCTTGCCGATCGATGCGCGGGCCCGGTTGCCCTCGATCACCACCTTGCCCTGTTCCTGCAGCGCTTCAGCCTGGCGGCGCAGGTGCGCTTTCTTCTTCTCGGCGCAGCATGCCGGGTCGGTGCACAGGTCGGGGCCGTAGGCGGCACGGCGGGTGCCCCAGGACGTTTGTGAGTCCTTGAGCGTGTCGGCGTACTCCGGCGCATTGCCGGAGCGCTTCGGGCATGCACTGCAGACGCCTGCACTGGGCAGCAGGGTTGCGTCTTCAGGGGCAAAGATCACGTCCTTCAGGCGCAGCGTGAACTGTTCGATCAACAGGTCGCGGATGTTCCGGAAGTTGCGTTTCCCGCCGTCGCCCAAGTCCCAGTACTTCGCCTTGATGCGCGCCAGTGCCTTCTGCTGCACCGTCGCGGGGCCCAGGCGCGCAATCAGCAGTGCAACCTCGCTGCCGATCTCGCCCTTCACGCACGCTTCGCGGATCTCCGGCACGGCCTCCAACAGTTTCAGCCTGCCGTATACGTAGGACTTGGACTTGCCCGCTTGCTCGGCCAGCTCGTCGGCCGTCACGCCGTGGTCGCGCATGAGAGCCTGAAAACCTTCGGCCTCCTCGATCGGGTGCACATCGCGCCGCTGCAGGTTCTCGCTGATCTGCGCGCGCTTGACCTCCTCGTCGGTCATCTCGCGCACCATGCAATCCACGCTGGTCAGGCCTGCCGCCACGGCGCCGCGCTTGCGGCGGTGGCCGAAGACCACCTCGTAGCCGTCCACCAGGTCGTCGCGCAGCGGGTTGGGCCGGCGCGGGCGCACCAGCAGCGGCTGCAGCACGCGGCGGTGCTGGCGGATGTCGGCGGCTAGCTCCTCGATGTCAAGGAACGTGCGGCGCGGGTTGGTGGGCGAGTCGTGCAGCTGGTCGAGCGGGATCTGAACGATCGTCGCCGGGTCAACGGTCAGGGTAGGGGTGTCCATCACGCTCCCTTCTGCAGCGCCGGCCCGGCTCGGTAGGTGTCGCCCTCGCGCACCAGCACGCGCCGGCGCACCTGCGCGGACAGCTTGGCCGACGCGGTGCGTACGTCGTCGACGTCGAACTTCACCGTGACGTCGTTGACGGTCAGCTCCTCGTCCGGGTTGGCCGTGAAGAAGGCCAGCACCTGGTCGGCGAGGACGTTGCGAGGCAAGTTCTTCAGCGGCATGCGGCCTCCTCGTTGCGGGCCAGTGCCGTGTTGACCAGCCGCGTCAGCCCCTTGTCTTCCGCCTCGCGCGCCAGTGCCGAGAACTCCGCCCCGGTGGGGCAGGCCCGGCGCAGCGCGCGCAGCACCAGGGCGGGCACGTCGCGGTCCGCGGCGCCGGGCAGGTCCTGCCACAGCTCGGGCGCCACGAGGCCCAGGTCGATCACCATCCAACCCGCGGCACCGCGCAGCGCGCGCAGGCGCACGGCGCGGGACGATGCGGTGTTCACGCGGTGCAGGTGCATGGCGGTACCGTCGGGCAGCCAGATGGCATGAGGGGCCGCGCGCACCACGGTGCAGTACATGGGGGCGGTGCTCATGCCGGCCTCGCCGCGGCGCGCACCAGGTGCGCGTGCTGCCCATGGCGCAGCAGCAGGCCGCGCTCGGCGAGGTAGTCCAGCAGCTCGCGCGTGGTGTCGGCCGTGGTGGGGCAGACCTCGCGTTCATCGAGCAGCGGGCGCACGTCGCGCCACACGGTGCCGTCGAGCTTCACCGGGTAGGCGCCGGCCTCGATGTTCTGCAGCAGCGCCGCGTCGGTGCGGGCGAACTGCACACGCAGGGCTTCCAGCTCGGTGGCAGTCGGCTGCGTGTTGGCCAGCGTGGTCCGCTGGGCAAGGGCGCCGCGGCTCATGACAGCACCGCAACAAGGTTGACGATCACCGCAGCGTAGGCCGCGAAGGACGTTGCCACGTACAGCCGTGCGTTTCGGGCGAGCTGAGCGGTGCCCCGTAGGGTGTCGTCGGTGATGAGCTGATTGGTAGTGGCCGGCTGTGCAGGTGTCCGCACATAAAACAGTCGCTGCGATGGGGTCTGACCCAGTCCCATAGTTGCCTCGTCCAGTAAAAGTGGCGATGATCAAAACTATGCGATTTGCATCGTACGCTGTCAAGCAAGATGCATAGCAGCGCAGCGCAATGTGCTCAGAGATCAAGCACGTGAAGATGCGATTGTGTTAGAAACTGTATAAAACAACAGTATCAAGGACTGGGATGGTTCCAGAGCAGTACGTGGTAGTGCACAACGAGGTTGTGGCGGCAATTGGCCGCGACCGGGTTGTGTATGCACGCGCCCGCGGAGCGCTGTGTCCGGCCGGTGTCTCTGCGCTGTATGCGTGCTTAGCGGCGACCTATTCAGGTCGCGCACCACGTGGCTTGGTGCTGGATTTCAGGTTCGCCCGGAATGTTGGCGGCGCCGACATTCAAGATGCGGTAGTGGAGTCATGCGGCTGGAATCGGTTGAGGTTGCCGACAGCAGTCATTTGCCTGCCTGAGCAGGCGCATGCATTCAGGTGGTCGATTGCCTTGGACGCCTTACGTACCGGGCATCAGCGTCGCCTGTTTTATTCCCCTGAGCAGGGGCAGGGTTGGGTGCTAGATCCTGAGTCTGGGCTTCGAGGCTGACTGCATTGGTCGGCAGTGTGGGTAGCAGCAAGGCCTGTAGGAAAGCAAGAACGCGTTGCTGATCTTCCGCTAGAAGCCGGCCGTACAGCCGCGCTACCGACAGGGCCTCCGCGTCTAACGGCTCCGCCCCGGGCGGGCTGTCCATCCAACCGCGCGGCTTACGCATACCGGTTTCTAAAGAGTCGGCCATGTCGTCGCCGATCATGCGCCGGCCCTTTTCGCAGGCCGTCAAATGCGTGTCAGTAACCCCGGTAAGGGCCATCAGAGCAGACGGACCGCCGGCTTCGCGTAACAGCTCGCGTAGACGCTGACGCCGCGTTTCACGGTACGGCCGTGGCGCCTGATGGTCGTTGCTCCCCATAGCCAAACTGTATGCGTTTTGCATCGGGGAGGGCGATGCAGTATGCTTCGAATCAAACGGAGCAAATTGCATAGGATGGACCTTAGAACCTATATTGGGTCGCGCTCTGGTAAGCGCTCAGATGTCGTTGCGGACTTGGCAGGTCGGCTGGAGATCTCTGCGGTCTATCTCACGCAACTGTGTGCCGCGGGCGGAGCCAAAGCCAAACGTGAGCCTGCGCCACACCTGGCGGTAAGCATTGAATGGGAAACCAAGGGCGCTGTCCGACGTTGGGACTCCAGGCCGCGCGACTGGTGGTTGATCTGGCCGGAGATCATCGGGGTGCCTGGTGCGCCCGCAATCCCAGCTACGCCTGAAATCTCGGCGCCTGCTGACCAGCGCAGTGGCAAGGACCGGCGCAGCGGTGGGGATCGGCGTAGGGGTAAGCGGCGGAGCACCGATCCAGGCGGCACTTCATGAGCCGCGTGCTGCACAAGCTCGGCGCCGTCTCGACGAACTGGTCGTTACGCCGCCCCGACGGCGATCCTGCCCAGAGTTCCCAGCGCCCAGCTCATCTTGCGAAACATCACTTGTCCTTCCTGAGGTGGTTGCGTTTTGAAGCCAACAGCGTAACCCGACCCAGGAGGGAACTGGCTGCAGCCGTGTGCTGGCAGTACAGCGGCGGAGTGGGAACGGGTGAGTTCGCTCGCAGTTCCGATATCGACTCGCTCTCAGCATCGCGCGCAGCCCACGGGTATTGCCCAGCGCACGCCTGCCCATGCCGCACCTGCGGTCCGCGCCACGCGCGCCGGCAGGTATCGAAGAACGGGCGGCCTGTAGTGGCTCGCCCTGACATGGTTCCTGAACTCAACCAGTTTTCTACCCATGCCGCGAGTGTCCGCAGCTGCGGGCAGGGCGGCCATGGCGCCGTGAGGAGGTCGCTGCCATGGACATAAACGACGCGCCGCGCTATCTGGCGCGCAAATATCCGGGCGGCGCGGCTGCCCTGGCCTTCCGGATGGGAATGTCGTCCTCGACGCTGCAGCATCAGCTCGATCCCAACTGTCCCGGCCACAAGCTCGGCTGGGACACGGCCGTGGAGATGAGCGTGCTGGCCGACGACCCTGTGATGCTCAACGCCTTCGCCGCGGCGCTGCGGCGCATGACGCTGCCGCTGCCCGACGTGAGCCTGGCCGGCGAGTGCGTGCTGCAGGGCGTGGCCCAGGTCACGCGCGAGTTGGGCGACTACCTGGCGCACGTGAGCGAGGCCCTGGCCGACGGCCAGGTCAGCGACAACGAGCTGCGGCACTGCGAGCGCGAGCTCGGCCAGCTCATCGCCGCCGGCCAGCACCTGCAGGCGCTGCTGCACGCGCGCAACCAGGCCGCGAAGCCCGCGCACGAGCGCCGGCAGACGGTGCGGCGGGCGGCCGATCGGGGGCCGCGGTGATGGCCTGGATCAGCGGTGAACCCGGTGCCGCGGCTTGGCTGTTGGGGGCGGCACTCGCCGTGGCCGTTCGCGCGGCGCTGGCCCTGGCGCGCCGGCGCACCAGGCGCATGACCTGGAGCGGCCAGTGGTTCGAGGCCTCTACGTCCTGGCCGCCGCGGCGCGGTGTGAGCGCCGGGCAGGTGCCGCCGCACCGGAACCCGCCGAAGTCTCAATCCGATATCGGGTGCAGCGCAGGGGTTGGGAAGGGCGGGCGGTAGTGAGCTACAGGTCAAGCATCTGCGGCAACTGCTGCAGCACGTCGGGGGCCTGGTCCAGTGCGGCATCGAGGAGCCGCTTGGAGACCTCCTTCAGGGCGTCGGCGCCCAGTTGCTTCAACGCGCCCAGCACCTTCGACTTCTTCTCCGGCGGTAGTGCAGACGCCTGCACTTTGGCGGCCAGCAGTGCCTGCAGTGTTTCGGCCTCAAAGCGCACGGTGACGGTGCCGAGGATGGCGCCGAGGCCGCCGTCGTCTTGTAGGAAGTCCAAGCCTTTGGCGGTGATGCCGGCGAGGTGTATCTGCCTTCCGCGAGACAGCATGTCTGTCCAGCGCGCGTGTATCAGGCCGTGCTGGTGCAAGTACATCGCATTGAAGTTCCAAGCGCGATCGTCATTGCTCATGCCGAGCTGCCGAGGGTCCAGCTCTTCCGGATACGCAGCGGCGAGTTGCTGCAGCAGCGTCAGCTGCAGCTCGCGGTTCATCAATTCCATCGGTGCCCTCCCTGGGCACGGTTGTCGCGGGCAAGCCGCGGCGTTTCTAGAAGGCCGCCTATGCGCGGCAAGGAGCCAGTGATGAAACAACAAGCCCCCGCCGCGGCGGGTGATGTGGTGGAACGCCTAACCGGCGCGGAGCAGCAAGCGCTAGAGCGGGTGCTGGAGCGCCTGAGCGGTGGCTTGACCAACGCCAGCCTCACTCAGCTGCAGGGCGAGATGCCTACCGAGCTCGGCCAAGCCGCCCGACGCTTAGTGTTGGCGGCGTTCAGGCCTCGCTCGACTCCCGCAGCGTCTTGGCCAGTGTCGTCGTGATCAGGCCCAGAAACCGACCCGCGTTCGCCGCTTGTTCGTCGTCCGAGATGTCGTAGGCGAACCGAAGGCTGCCGCTGCCCAGTGCGGCCATGACGATGCGCTGCGCAGCGATTTCAGCGCGGTACGTCTCGGAGGAGTAGTCAAGAAAGTTGTCTGCCATGGGTAGCCCTCCCGGGGCTGGTGGTTGGTTACGGGATCGCCCAGCTTACCCGGGGAGGTCGCCCGTCCTTTTGATCTACAGCGGCGCCGATATCGGCCCGTGTCTTCACCGGCCATAGGGAGGTCGTGATGGAAAAACAAGAAGTGTCCCGAGCGGTCACGCGTGCGGTCCAGGCAGATGTGTTGCAAGGTCCGCGGCTGCCGCGGCCGGGGAGCCAGCCGGACACGGTGCTCCAGATCGTGCGCGAGGCGTACAGGCTCGGACAGAAGGACCTGACGCGTCGAGAGATTCAGCGGATTTGGATGGCGCTTGACGAGCGCAACGGCGTACAGGAGGTGCTGCGCGATGCCGGCCTCGTCAGCCGCTGCGTGAGCGACCTGGTGAAGCGCCAGGCGCTGCAGCAGCTGCCCGCGTCCAGGAACCGGCACTGCACCGTCACCGGCGAGCTGGTGAGCGTCGTGGCGTTGATCAGCGCCTCAGCCGACGGCACGTAAGGAATTGCCGATTTCCGATATCGGACCTTATGGTCCGGCGCGCAGTGTTGAGGAGGTCGTTGCGCGATGAAATGGTTCAAGCGAAACATCGGCGACGAGCTGCTGGCCGTGGGCCGGCTGCCAGCGTTGCAGCGGGGCATCTACTGGTCCCTGGAGCTCTACTACAAGGGCGACGAGTCAGGCCTCGTGGTGGACCTGCAGGAGCTGGCCGCCATGGCCGGCGTCAACGTCCGCAAGAAGGGCGAGCGCGAGGCGCTGGAAGGGGTGCTGCGCCGCTTCTTCGTGCTCGGAGACGACGGGCGCCACCACCGAGCGGACTGGGATCGCGCCGTCGCGGCGTACCAGCGCGGCGCGCCGGCGGAAGACGATGCACAGGAGGAGGGCGGCCAGTCGTCAGGTGCTGAACGGCAGCGCCGGTACCGCGAGCGCAAGCGCCGCCGCAAAGCCCTTTCCGATATCGGCGTGCCCGTTCAGGCGGACGCCAGTCTTGAAGAGCTGCGTGCCCTGTGTGTCCAGCATCTGGGCGAGACGGCATCGGCGGCGCTGGGCGACACGGACGGGGCCGGCGACACCGATGGCGTAACGCCGGTGACGTCACGCGTTACGCCCGTGACGCAGCCCCTTAAACCAGTAACCACAACCCATGAACCACCTTCCACCCCCACCACCCCCGGCGATGCAACGGTCGGTGTGGGTGGCGGAGAAGGTGACGCCGTAACGCCCTGCGTGACGGCTGCCGTCACGCCGTTACGGGAGGCGTCACGCTCCGATGCCGTGCGGTCCGTGGCGGCAGAGCTGACCGCCCAGGGGCTGCTCGTGCACCACACCGACGGCGATCTGCAACGGCTGGTCAGCGCCGGCTGGACGGCGCAGGCCATCCTGGACCAAGCGCCCAGGGCAGGCTGGAGCAGCGTGAAGGCGCCCATGGCCTGGCTGGCGGGAAAGGTGGCGAACCGGAGCGCCACCGCGCTGCCTGCGCCGGACGGCCCTGGTGCGCCAGGCGGCTGGCCGCAGACGCGCAGCGGCGTGGAGGCTATCGGCGTTGAGGCGGGTCTTGGCAAGTGGGATGAGGCGGCCTTCTACGCCCAGCGCGGCGAGTCGTTTGCGGAGTACGAAGCCCGGGTGAAACAGGCTGCCGGGCGCGAGCTGGAGGCTGTCGCATGAACGCACCGCTGGGGCCTTTGAAGCCCGACCGCGCGCCGCGGCGGCTCACCGGTGGACGGATTCAGCAGCGGCGAAGGGGGTAGGGAATGGACAAGGATGTCATCACGACAGAGGAGCGGTACAGCCGCGCCATCACCAGCAGCCATCTGCGGGCCGGCGATGCGGCCAGCGACGTTGATGTGCTGATCGCAGCCGGCGCCATGCGCGACGAGCTGGGGCCATTGCTCTACCGGCTGCGTGTCGAGCTGGACGGCGTGCGCGGCGAGCAGCTTCTCGTGCAGCAGCGACAGCGAGAAGTACAGGCGGCGATCAAGGTGTCCATGGCCTTGGTTCAGCGGGAGATGCGGCGCGGTCCGCCCCGGGCTGCCGAGGACCTCGAAGTCCTGCTGCGCCGCCAGCAGCAGCTGCACGGTGAAGAGCGCGTCGCCTATGCAAAGGCGCTGCAGCAGCTGCGCTCACTGCCGGCCGCACGCGACGCGCTGGGTCGTTGGGCCGTGGTGGAGGCGACCCGGCGGTACTTCATGCGGCCGGACAGCGTGGTCGTTGCGATCACCGGTCAGGTGTTGCGCACGTTCCTGGAACCGCGTTGCCAGAGCTGCCACGGCCTGGGCACCAAGGGAGGCAACGGCAAGCCGTTGCAGGTGTGCCGTTGGTGCAGTGGCACCGGTCGCGCGCAGGAGGCGCTGGGCCGTGATGATGTGGAGCGCAACTTCGCCACGTACCTGCTGGCGGAGATGGAGCGGCGCTTCTCGTTTGTCGATGCCGACATGCGGCACCACTTGCGCGGTCGGAATTTGCGCGGTTAGACTCCGCCCCACGCCGTGCCATGGTGCGTCCCGCACGGTGAATCTGACCAGCACGCTAGTGCTCAACCCGGTTCCGACCCGGGAGCTATCGGTGGGGTCAGTGCGTCTAAACAGCCCGCAGCAGCGGGCTTTTTCGTTTCTGGATCATCCACATGCCCAAGGCCGCGCCGAGATCCTGCGTGACCTGCGGCACGCTCGTGCGCGACGGCACCGCCCGGTGCGACGCCCACAAGGTCCGCGCCGGTACCTTTGCAGATCGCAGGCGCGGCACGCGGCAGCAACGCGGATACGGCGCCGACTGGGAGAAGCGCCGCCTGCGCATCCTGGAGCGCGACAAGGGCTTGTGCCGGTGTGACGAGTGCAAGCGCCTCAACCGCCTGCGCGTCGCTACCGAGGTGGACCACCGCATCAACAAGGCGACGTGGCTCGCACGCTTCGGCACGCTGGAAGGTGTGGACGAGGACGACAACCTGCAGGCCATCAACGTGGACTGCCACAAGGCGAAGACCGCCACCGAGAACCGGCCCCAGCTCCGCAGCGTGGCGCCGCGTTGAGGGCTCAACGGGTGCTCCCAGCGGGCAGCCGGCGCAGGCCGAGGCGCGCCGGGCGGCGGCGGCCAGGCCGGCCCCGACCCCAGCCCGTTTGGCGGGGAGGGGGGGGCCAAAAGTCTGGAGCCCGCCGCGCAGGACCGACCGTCCACCTGGATTTTTATGGGGACCAGAAAACTACCCCCGGGGGGTTGAAGGCGATAGAGGCCCCAGGACGCGCTGAAGCGCTCGGGGCCGCGCGCGCGCTCCCCGACTGAGAAAGCCGCTCCATGAGCCCAAAACCCTTCTCCTTCGCGGCCGGTGCGCCGCCCGATGGCGCCTCGAAACCCGCCTCCGGCGGCACCGAGGTGCGGTCGCCGGACCCGCCGCCGTGCACCGACCTGAGCGACCGCGAGGTCGCGCTCTACCACCACCTGTGCCAGATGCTGCGCGAGGCCGGCATCGAGCACATGACCGCCGGCCTGCCGATCGTGGTCATCGTCAAGACCTACGACGCCTGGCTCGATGCGCTGCAGCTGTGCGACGACCGCGGTCGCTACCGCACCTCGCAGAACGGCTACTCGTCCCTGCAGCCGTGGGCTGAGGACGAGAAGCGCCTGAAGATGGAGCTCGGCCAATGGTTGCCGAAGGCGTGCTTGACCATTCCGTCGCTGGCCAGGGTGCGCAAGGACGTCGGCGGGCCCAGCCCGCAGGACGACCTGTTCAGCGAGCTCGTCGGCCACGCTACCACCTCACCAAGAAGCAACTCGCCGCACTGACGCCGGCGCAGCTGCAGGAGTGGGACACGGCCTATGGCCTGCCCGTCCTGCAGGGCGACATCGTCACCGGCAAGTACACGTACCTGGCGGTCAAGCGGCACTACGAGGACCTGCAGCGCGCCGGCGAGCGCGGCCTCTACTTCGACGCGGCCAACGGCTGGCACGTCATCCAGTTCATCGAGCGCTTCTTCGTCCACATCAAGGGGCCGCTCGCTGGGCGGCCGATCCTGCTGGACCCGTGGCAGAAGTTCTGGACGGCGGTGCTCTACGGCTGGCGGCGCACCGCCGACGGCTCCCGGCGCTTTCACCGCGGCTATGAGGAGGTCGCGCGCAAGAACGGCAAGAGCACGTGGAAGGGGCCGCAGGGCGCCTACCTCTTCGGCTGGGCCGGCGAGATCGGCGCCGAGGTCTACGCCGTGGCCACCACGCGGGCCCAGGCCATGACGGTCTTCAAGCCCGCGTTCGACAACATCAAGAAGTGGGCGCGCCGCTCGCCCGGCGTCGCGCGCTCGTTCAAGATCTTCAACGGCCTCAACCAGGAAAAGATCGAGTGCGGCGAGTCGGTCTTCGCGCCGCTGCCGGCCAACGCCGACAACCTGGACGGCCTGAACCCGTCGGCCATCCTCTTCGACGAGCTGCACGCGCAGAAGACGCGCGACGTGTGGGACGTCATGGAGTCCGCGCTCGGTGCCCGGCGCGACCCGCTGCTGTCGGCGATCACCACCGCGGGCTACGTGCTCGACGGCATCTGCACCGAGATCCGGCAGTACCTGATCTCCGTGCTGGAGGGCAAGCGCGTCGATGACGCCTTCTTTGGCTACATCTACACGCTGGACGAAGGGGACGACCCCTTCGATGAGCGCAACTGGGTCAAGGCCAACCCGGGCCTGGGGCTGTCCAAGACCTGGGAGTACATGCGCACCATGGCGCGCAAGGCAGCCGCGCTGCCGTCGGCGCTGGCCAACTTCCTGACCAAGGACTTGAACGTCTGGGGCAGCGGTGCGGACAGCTGGTTCGACATCACGGTTTGGGACAAGGGCGGCAAGAAGTTCGACCCCGCGCTGCTGAAGGGCCGGCGCTGCTACGGCGGCCTGGACTTGGCCAGCACGCGCGACCTGGTCGCGCTGTCGCTGGTGTTCCCGCCCGACGATGACGACCCGGACGGCGATTGGTACGTGCTGGTGTGGCACTGGTGCCCGCAGTCGAAGATCGACACGCAGGAGCAGGACGACGCGGCCAACTACCGCGCCTGGCAGCAAGCCGGCTGGTTGGTGGGCACGCCGGGCGACGTGACCGACTACGAGCCGGTCAAGCAGCAGATCCTGCAGGCATGCCGGGACTACGACCTGGTCGAACTCGGCTTCGACCGCTGGAACGCACAGCAGCTGGCCAACGAACTGCTGGACCAGGACGTGCCGTTGGTGGAGGTGCCGCAGAACACCGGCGGCATGTACCCGGGCAGCAAGAAGCTGGAGCAGCTGGTCTACAGCAGACGTCTGCACCACGGCGGCAACCCGGTGCTGCGCTACTGCGCGGGCAACGTGGCGCTGCTCTTCGACAGCAACGACAACTTCCGGCCGGACAAGAAGAAGAGCCGGCCGCGTGGACGCATTGACGGCATCGTCGCGACCGTCATGGCGCTGAGCCGTGCCGCGGCGCCGCAGCCTGACAACTCGCCTGGCATCCAGGTGCTGAGGATCTGACCCGATGACCCGAACCTTCGACCTGTCCGCCAGGCGCCACGACTCGCGCGTGCTCGGCTCCTGGCTGGCCTCGCGCGAGGGCGGGGCCCAGCGGGCCGGCATCCAGGCCTCGGCCGCCGACGAGAACGCCGTCACCACGGGCCTCACGGCCCAGCAGCTGGTGAACGTGCTGGGGATGAGCAACACCTCGGCTGCCGGCGTGGCCGTCACGCAGGACACCGCGATGCGCGTGTCTGCCGTGTACGGCTGCGTCTCGCTCATCGCCGGTGCCATCGCTGGCCTGCCGCTGGCGATCTACGAGCGCAAGGGCGAGGAGAAGAGCCGTGCGTCACACGAGTACTGGGGCATGCTCAACGAGCAGCCGTGCGAGGAGATGTGCGCCTACACGGCCTGGGAGTACCTGATCAGCGCCAAGCTGTTCGGTGGCGACGGCTTCGCCAAGCTGCTGCGCCCCAGTCGCGTGAGCAGCCGCGTGATCGGCTGGAAGCCCTATCACTGGCAGCGCGTGACGCCGTTCAAGTCGGACGGCGAGCTGCTGTACCGCGTGGTGGAGGACGACGGCTCGGTGAACGTCCTGTACTCGGCAGACATGATTCACCTCACGTCCTTGGGCTTCGACGGTCGCACCAGTCCAAGCCCGATCACCTACGCCGCGCGCGAAGCCATCGGCATCTCGCTGGCCGGCCAGTCCTACAACGCCAGGTTCTTCAGCGAGGGTGCGGCCTTCGACTACGCGCTGAAAAGCGCCGGCAAGCTGGACGACAAGCAGCTCGCGCAGCTGCGCGAGAGCCTGGCCTTGAAGTACACCGGCGGCCCGAACAGCCGGCTGCCGCTGCTGCTCACCGGCGGGGTGGACGTGGCGCAGCTCACGGTGAACCCGAAGGACGCCGAGGTCCTGGCCACGCGGCTGTTCTCCGTCCAGGAGATCTGCCGCATCCTGGGTGTGCCGCCGTTCATGGTGGCGCACACCGACAAGACGACGAGCTGGGGAACGGGCATCGACTCCCAGGGCATCGGCTTCGTGCGCTACACGCTCCTGCGCCACCTTACGCAGATCCGCCAGGAGTTCAACCGCAAGTTGTGGCCGGGCCGCGGGCAGTACTACGCCGAGCACATCGTCGAGGCGCTGGAAAAAGCCGACCTGCTGACCCGCTTCCAGGCGTACCGCATTGCCGTAGGCCGCGCTGGTGAGCCGGGCTGGATGGTGCCCAACGAAGTGCGGCGCCGCGAAAACATGCCGCCGATCGAAGGCGGCGACAAGATCAACACCGGAGCACCCGACGATGCGCCAGCTTCTTCTCCTTCGCCTCCTGGCGGAAAACCGCCGGGCGTTTAAGCCCATCGAGCAGCGCATCGTCCGCACTGCAGACGCCAGCGATGCCACGGTCTACGTCTACGATCCCATCGTCGGCGACCGCGCCACGGCCGAGTACTGGGGCGGTGTCTGCCCGCAGGACTTCGTGCCCGCGCTCGCCGCACTGGACGTGGAAACCATCCACCTGCGCGTCAACACGCCGGGCGGCGATGTCTTCGCCGCGCAGGCCATGTCGCAGGCGATGCGCGAGCACAAGGCGCGCATCGTGGGCCACATCGACGGCTTGTCGGCCAGCGCGGGCACCGACCTGTGCTGCGCCTGCGACGAGGTGCGGATCAGCCCGGGCGGCATGTACATGATCCACCAGGCGTGGACCTTCGCCGCCGGCAACGCCGACGACCTTGAGGGCGTGGTGGGGCTGCTGCGCAAGGTGGACGGCACGATCGTGGACACCTACGAGCGCTTCACCGGCGGCGACCGCAAGCAGATCGAGGACTGGGTGAAGGCTGAAACCTGGTTCACCGCACAGGAGGCGGTGGATGCCGGCTTCGTGCACGCCATCGACGCCGGCGACAAGGGCGGTGACACCGCGGCCAAGGCCTCCGCCTGGAACCTGTCGGCCTACGCCAAGGCGCCGCGAATGCAGACGTCTGCACCGCCCCCGCCGGAGCCGCCCGCGGCCTCGGCCGACCACAGGGCCCGCCAGGCGCAGCGCATGCGGCTGCAGGCCCTCACCATCCCCAGGTAGCGCCCTCGCGCAACCGCATCCCGGCCCGCCCATCGGCGGGCTTTTTCATTTCCGGAAGGAAACCCAGATGAGCACCAAGCTCCAGCAACTGCGCGAGCGCCGCAACGCCAAGGCCCAGGAGGCCCAGGCGCTCAACAACAAGTACCCGGCCGACCAGCGCATGCCGAAAGGCGAGGCCGACCAGCTCGACGGCATCCTCAACGAGATCGAGGCCATCGACGCCGAGATCCAGCGCATGGAGCGCGCCGCGCAGCTGGCCGGCGACAACATGGGGCAGAACGAGCTGCGCGACCGCCACACGGTGGACCCCAACCGCCAGGAGAACCGCGACGGCAATGCCGCGCTGCGCGCCTACCTGGGTGGCGGCCTCATGGCGCTGACCGATGAACAGCGCCGCACCATGCTTGCGCGCCAGAACGACGACATCCGCCAGGCCATGAACCTGAACGGCGTGCGCAACGCCATGTCCACCGGCGTACCGACGGAGGGCGGCTACACCACGGCGCCCGAGTATTACGCCTCGCTCGAAGCAGCCATGCGTGCCTATGGCGGCATCTTCAGCGCGGTGGACACCATCCGCACCGGCACCGGTACGGCGATGAACTTCCCCACCACCGACGCGACGACGGAAGAGGGCGAGATCGTCGGCGAGGGCGGGCCCGCTACCGGTCAGGACACCGCGTTCGGCAACATCGCGCTGTCCGTCTACCGCTACAGCTCCAAGAAGATCGCGCTGCCCTGGGAGCTGATCCAGGACTCGTTCATCGACATCGAGGGCTACATCAACGAGCTGCTCGCGATGCGCCTGGGCCGGATTGGCAGCAAGCACCTCACCAACGGCACCGGCACCAACCAGCCGAAGGGCATCGTTACCGCCGCCACGTTGGGCAAGGCCGGCGCCACCGGTTCCACCACCAGCGTGGGCTATGACGACCTGGTGGACACGGAGCACAGCGTGGACCCGATCTACCGCGGCATGCCGGGTGTGGGCTGGATGTTCCACGACAACACGCTGAAGGCCGTCCGCAAGATCAAGGACGGCAACGGCCGCCCGATCTTCGTGCCCGGCTACGAGGCCGGCACGCCCGGCGGTGCACCCGACTCGTTGATGGGCAAGCCCATCGTGATCAACCAGGACATGCCGACCATGGCTGCCAATGCCAAGTCGATCCTGTACGGCGCGTTCAAGAAGTACAAGCGCCGCCTGGTGATGGACCTGACCATCTTCCGCATGACCGACTCGGCGTTCACGCTCAACGGCCAGGTCGGCTTCGTTGCCTTCAACCGCCAGGGCGGCAACCTCATCGACGCCGGCGGCGCCGTCAAGTACTTCCAGAACTCGGCCACCTGATGGCCACGGCACCGCCGGGCGCAGGCGTGCCCGCGGGCCACACCAGGAGAACACCATGGCAACGACCAAAACCGAAAAGCCGGCGCGCGCCCGCGTGCTGGTGGACTGCCCCGCGCTCGGCGTGAAAGCGGGGCAGGTGATCGAGGCTGCACCGGACGTCATCAAGGCGCATCCGGGCGAGCTGGACGACAACGATGCGGCGGTGGCGTACGCGCTGAAGGCGGGCGGCGATGTCGTCGCCTACCCGCCCAAGAGCGCGTCCGAGCAGTCCGTCGCCGGCGCCTGACCGATGCCCGCCCCATCCATCGACATCGTCAAGAGCTGGGTACGGATCGGCGATGCGTTCGACACCCTGCTGCCGATGATGATCGCCTCCGCAACGCGGCTGGCCGGTCACGAGACGGGGCAGGGTGACGAGCACTACATCACCGCCGACATGCCCGAGCCCGTGCAGCAGTGGGTCGCGGCCAACGTCGCGTACTGGATCGAGAACCCCGAGGCCGCATCAGAAAAGGCGGCGCAGCCATCGCCGTTCCTGGAGCGGCTGCTCGATCCATACCGGGTGTACTGATGGGCGCCGGCCAGTACACCGAGCACGTCACGCTGCAGCGTCGCGTGCCGGGCCGGGACGCCCACGGCGGCATGGTCGATGCCTGGACAGACGTCTGCACTGCCTGGGCAAGCGAGCCAAAGCTCTACTCCGGCGAAGACAAGAAGGCCACCGCCGCCGCCGGCGGCCAGCTGCCCGTCGCCCGGGTCGAGATCCGCATGCGCTGGCGTGACGACGTCACGCCTGGGCACCGCGTGCTCTGCGGGAGCACCGTCTACAACATCCGCAGCCTGGCCGGCTCCCGCCGCGGCGGGCAGCTCATCCTGGTCTGCGACACGGGAGCAAACGATGGCCGATAGCAAGCCGGAGGTCATCGGCGTCCCGGAGCTGCGCGCCGCGTTTGCCGAGCTGCGCGGTGCGGACCGGGGCGCCCGCGTTGTCGTCGTCGCCGGCGGCCGGGTGCTGAAGGTCGAGGCGAAGCGCCTGGCCGACACGGCGGGCCTGCGCCGCACTGGCGCGATGATCGACAACATCGTCATCAAGCGCGAGAAGACGCCGGCCGGCAGCGGCGTGGCCGAGTACCACCTCGGCGTGCGCCATGGGCACTCCATGACGCGCAAGCAGCGCAAGGAGAGCGGCAAGCGCCTGGCCATCTCGAAGCGCTCCGGCCGCATCGTCACCCGCTACGAAAACGACCCGTGGTACTGGCGGTTCCAGCACTTCGGCACGAAGCATCTGCAGGCCAATCCGTTCCTGAGCCAGGCGCTGGAGAACAAGCGCACTGAGGCGCTGACGGCCATGCAGAAGGCCGCGCTGCGTGAACTGATGCGGCAGAGGAGGCGCGCGCGATGAGCATCAAGAGCCTTGTCCTGGGCCTGCTCACGCCCATCCTGGACAACACATGGGCGGTCGAGCTGCCGCCCGATCCTGCGTGGCCCGCCGTCGTCTTCGACATCGCCACCGAGCCGGAGGACGGCTGGGTGATGGGTGGCGGCTACGACCAGCACGGCGTCACCGTCATTGTTCTCGCCCGCACCCAGGGCGAGATCGAAGCCCTCGTGCAGCCGATCCGGGCAGCGCTGGAGGGACATGAGCAGTCGATGGGCATCCAGTCCCACGGTGACGCGGATTACGAGCCCGACCCGGCGGTCTACGCCTACCACCTGACCGCAATCCTGCGGACTCCCGCTTTCTGAAGGAGCGTTTCCATGGCAACCAAGACGCCGGCCACCGCGCCGGCCAGCACGGCCGCGTCCACGCCGGCCACCGAGTCGCCCGCTGGCGGCGCCGCGCCGGCGCAGCAGGCCTGCCCGCTGGCCGCGATCTTCGGCGACCAGCACGCCGACCGCGGCGGCAGCTTCATCTTCGACCCCGCCACCGGCAAGCGCACGCCGGCGGCTGAAAAGGAGGCCTGACCCATGGGCAAGAAATTCCGACGCGCGCTCATGCTGAGCAAGCGCGAACAGGTGTACGGGCAAGAGCATGCGTCCGGGCTGTCCCCGGCCAACGATGCAATGCTCGTGCGCAATCTCAACTTCAACCCGCTCAACACCGAGCAGGTGAAGCGGGATCATGTGCGCCCTCACTTCGGCAACGCTGGGCAGCTCGTGGTCTGGGGCAACACCACGGCCGATTTCGAGATCGAGCTCGCCGGTCGCGGCGCCCCCGGTGTACCGCCGCGCTACAACGAGCTGCTGCGCATGTGCTCGCTCTCCGAGACCATCACGGCCGGCGTGTCGGTCGTCTATGCGCCGATCTCCGACGTCACCGAGTCGTGCACGCTGCATTACCTGCTGGACGGACTGCGTCACCGTACGACCGGCGTGCGGGGCAACCTGGAGCTGACCTGGGCCACGGGTCAGCTGCCGTCCGCCAAGGTATCCGCCACCGGGCTGTACGTGGATGCCGAGGACTACGCGCTGGCCGAGGCGCCGAACTACACGGTGTGGGGCCAGGCGCTGCCGGTCAACAAGGCCAACACGGTCGTTACGCTGTTCGGCAAGTCCATCGTCATCGAGAGCGTGTCCGTCAACATGGGCAACACCGTCGAGTACGTGAACCGGCCCGGCCAGGAGTACGTGGACGTCACGAACCAGGAATCCAAGGGCACGGTCGTGTTCGAAGCCACGTCGATCGCCTACAAGGACTGGTTCGACGCCATCAAGCGGGGCTTGACCGGCGCCTTCAACCTGGTGCACGGCGGCGGCCAGGCGGGCAAGACCATCACGTTCAACGCCCCGGCGGCGTACCTGAGCAACCCGCGCTACAGCGAGAGCAAGGGGCAGCTGATGATGACCGTGGACATGGACCTGTCCGCCGGCCTCAACGGCGCCAACGACAGCTTCACGCTGGCCTACACCTGACCCGTTTTTCCCTGTCGCGGGGCGCCGCCTTCGGGCGGCTTTTTCTTGCCCCGCGATTTCTTCACCTCACCTCAACCGCGACAGAGGACACCATGGCTTTCAATCTCAACCGCAAGGGCACCTTCAAAAGCGACGTGTCGATCAACGTGCCCGTCAACGAAGGCACCGTCACCGAAACCATCAAGGTCGAGTTCAAGCGTCTGAGCACCGATGAGCTCAAGAAGGCGCAGCGCGGCGGCGATGCCTCGCTGCTGCGCGAGGTGGTCGCCGGCTGGGATGGCGTCACCAACGACGGCGCGCCGGTGCCGTTCACGCCCGAGAACCTGGAGGCGTTCCTGCAGGTGCCGACCGCCGTCCGCGCGACCGCACTGACCTATGCCCAGGACATCCTCGGCATCCGCGAAAAAAACTGATCGCGGCGGCCCGCCGCTGGGCCGGCGCGGATGACGGCGCCGGCGCCGGCGACACCGCCGCGCATCTCAACGACCTGGCCGATGCCATGGCCGCCGCCGGCGCGGCGCCGCACCTGGTTGCCCACGCACGCGGCAGCCCGCTGGAGCGGCCGGGCCTGGAGGTCTTCCCTGACTGCTGGGACGCCGTGCAGGTGTTCCTGCTGCTCGGCCGGCAGTGGCGCATCGAAGTTGCGCCCAACGGCAAGCTGATCCGCCACGGCCTCGACCTGGCCGCGCTGCCCGGCGTCATCGACGCCTACGGCGTGCCGCAACCCGAGCGGCGCGCCCTGATCGCCGACCTCCGACTCATGGAGGAAGCGGCCCTTGAAGTTCTCAACGCCCACCTGGACCAACCATGAGCGCTCTCGGAAGCCTGATCGTCAAGCTCGCCCTGGAGTACGCCGAGTACACCAAGGGCCTGGACAAGGGCGAGCAGGAGGCCCTGCAGTTCGCGAAGAAGGTCCAGGGCCACATGGACACCATGGCCGCCGGCGTGAAGGGCCTGATCGGCGGCATGGCCGCCGGCCTGGCCGGCGCCTTCAGCGTGGGCGCGATCATCAACGGCCTGCAGAACGTGGTGCAGACCATGGGCGAGGTCACACAGGCGAGCCAGCAGCTGGGTATCGCCACCGAGCGCCTGGTGGGGATGAAGCTCGCCGCCGAGCTCGTCGGCATCTCGTTCGACGACTTGGTGGAAGGCATGGCCGGCCTGTCGGAGCAAGCCAGCTCGGGCAAGGAAACCTTCGGCCAGATGGGCATCAATCTCAAGGACGCACAGGGGCATCTCAAGGGGCTGGACACGCTGCTCTACGAGATCGCCGACGCGTTCCAGAAGAGCGCCGACGGCACGGCCAAGGCGGCTATCGCCCAGGACATCATGGGCGACGCCGGCCTCAAGCTCATCCCGTTGCTCAATACGGGCGCGGCCGGCCTGAAGGCCTTCCAGGAACAGGCCGAGCAGCTGGGCCTGACGTTCAACGCTTCTACCGGCAAGGCGGCCAAGGAGTTCGGCAACACGCTGAAGCTCGTGAGCGTCGGCTTCGACGGGGTCTATACCCAGGTCGTGGCCAAGTCGCTGCCTGCGATGCAGGCGGTGGCCGAGGCGTTCATGAAAGCGGCATCGTCTGAAGGGGCCGTCACGGCTGCTTCGCAAGTGCTCACCGGAGGCATCCGCGCTGTCGCCACTGCCGTCGTGGTGACCGCAACGGCGTTCCGCCAGTTCGGCACACTGGTCGGTGGAGTCGCCGCGGGTGTCGTCGAGGTGTCCGGCGGCATCACGGACGCCTTTGCGGCGGTCGTGACACAGAGTGGCTCGATGCTGAGTGCCCTGGGCTCTGCCGTGCGCTTGGCGCTCTCCGGCGATTTCGCTGGCGCGCTTGATGCTGCGAGGAGCGGCTTGATCGGACTGGGTCAGGGTACTGACCAAGCGGCCGCCAGGATTCAGCTGGGCTTCAAGCTCATGACGGACAGCTCGGCCGAAACCATGCGCATCGGCCGTGAGGCCGTGACCACAGTGCGTGGGATCTGGACCGGTACCGGCGACGGTGTGTCCAAGCTCGCTGAGGCCGCTGCCACCGGCAAGAAGCACCTCGGCGACCTCACCGGCGCCGAGAAGGCGGCAGCCAATGAAATGAAGGGGCTGCTGGGCGAGTGGGCTGGTCGCGCCTCCGCGCTCAACGCGGCGTCGGCGGCGACGTCTGCGCTCACGGCAGAGGAGCAAGCCCTTGTCGCGCTGCGGTCGAAGCTCGCGTCCGGCACGTCTGCGCTGGGGGACAAAGAGAAGAAGCTCATCCTGACGTATGCCGAAGCGGTGGCGGAGATGAGCCGGAACAACGCTGCTCAGCAGACCGCGGCGGCGCTCAGCGCGCAGCTGGCGGAGGCATCACACAAGGCAACCGAAGAACTGCAGTCGCAGATCAAGGCCGAGCGCGAGAAGAACGAGGCCATTGGCCTGAGCGCGCGCCAGGTCGTCGAGCTGGAGGCCGCGCGCATGCGGCTGACGGCCGAGGAAAAGGGCGGCTATGCCACGGCGCTGGAAACGGCATCCGTCTACGCCGGCGACTACGCCAACGCCTACATGGCTGCGGCTGCAGCGGCACGGCAGCAGGCGTCTGCACTGCGCGAGCTCGCCAGCGTCAGGGTGTCTGGTGCCGTGAAGGCGCAAGGCGTGGAACTCGACTCGAAGGCGCGCCAGGAGCTCGATGCGTTCCTGGACCCGGCGCGCGCGCAGACGTTCGGAGAAGCGTTGCGCGATGCATTCGGCGCCGCCAGCAGCGCGCTCGGCAATCTCGCCAGTGCCATGGACGAGTACGCACGCAAGCAGGCTGAAATCGAGAAGCAGCGGGTCAACGTTTCCAAGATCGAGGACCAGTCCGAGCGCTGGAGCAAGGAAGCCGAGCTGAGCCGCCGCGAGACCGAGATGCAGGTTTCAACCTATGCGGATCTCACGGGCGCAGCGAAAGACTTTTTTGAAGAGGGCAGCCGCGGTTACAAGATCATGGCTGCGGCCGAGAAGGGGTTTCGGGCCCTAGAGCTGGCCAACGCGGCTGCGAGTGCGGCGCAGCAGCTCGGCCTCATTGGCCAGGTGACGGCAACCAAGGTGGCCGGCGAGGCGGCCAAAGTGGGCGCGGTGGTGGCTGGCCAGGCCACCGAAACCGCCGCGGTGACGGCCGGCGAGGCCGCGCGCAATACCGCCAAGATCCCGGGCGTTTTCATGGCCTTCATGTCGGCGCTCGGTCCCTGGGGCATGGCCGCCGCGGGCGTGGCCATCGCGGCCGTGCTCGGCGGCGCGGTGAGCGGTGGTGGCGGCGCGGTGGTGGATCCGGGCAACACGGGCACCGGCACCGTGCTCGGTGACGTCAGCGCGCAAAGCGAGAGCATCGCCAACAGCATTGACGCGCTGCGCGAAGTGGACACGCTGACAATGCGCTATAGCGCCGCCATGCTGTCCTCGCTGCGCAACATCGAGAGCAGCCTGGCCGGTGTGTCGAGCCTGATCGTGCGCGCTGGCGTGGTTGAAGCCTCTGGCGCGGGCATTGCGGTGGGGCGTGAAGTCTCGACCATGGGCAAGATCGAGGGCGCGGCAGTGCGCGCCGCGGCCGCGTATGTGAGTTTCGGACTCACCGAGGTGCTGGGCATCGGCAAGGCCCTGAGCAACCTCGCCGGCAAGATGTTCAGCACCAAGACGAGCATCACCGGCCAGGGCATTACCGCGGATCCGCAGGCGCTGGGCGCAATCATGGCGAGTGGTTTCCAAGCCAGCTATTACGCCGACGTGTACCAAAAGAAGAAGCGTTTTGGCTTCACGGTGGGTGAGAGCAATTACACGGCCAACACCGGCGCGGCGGATCCCGAGCTTGAGCGCCAGTTTGGTTTGATCCTCACGGGGTTTGCCGATACCGTGCGCGCCGCGGCCGGGCCGCTGGATGAATCCTTCGCCCTGGTCGAGCAGCGCCTGGCGGCCCATGTGGTCAAGATCGGCAAGATCAATATTGCTGGGCTGACTGGCAGCGAGATTCAGGAAAAGCTCTCGGCCGTGTTTGGCGCCGCCGGCGACGAGATCGCAGCAGCCGCGCTGCCTGGGCTGACGGACTTTCAGCGGGTGGGCGAGGGGTATCTGGAAACCGTGGCGCGCGTGGCAAGCGGTGTGGAAGTGGCCGGCGCGGCGCTCGACGGCTTTGGCGTGACGGCCTTGAATTTCCGCAACCTGGCCAACAAGCAAGGAGACGTTGCGGCCGAAATCGTGCGCGAGAGTTTGGTGGCAGCCGAGACGGCGGCCACCAGCCTGACCACCGTGCGGCTTTTCGGGTTCACGTTCACGGTAGCGGCCGAGACAGTCACCAGCGGCATTGGCAAGCTGATCGAGGGATTCGACGGCACGGCCGAGGAAATTGGCGAGGTTTACAGGGCGCTCGATGCCTTGCGCGACAGCATGGCCGCCATTGGCCTACGTGCAGCCGATGTCACCTCGGCCATGCTGCTGGGTGCCGGCGGCCTGGATGCGCTCACCGAGGGCCTGGGATCATTCCGCGAGGGGTATTACAGCGAGGCCGAGCAGCTGGCTGCGCTCGGCATCGAGCTGGCTGATGCGTTTCGCCAGGCGGGCACCGCCATGCCGGCTTCGCGCGAGGCTTTTCGCCTCATGGTCGAGGGCATCGACCGCACCGGCGAGGCTGGACAAAAGTTGTTCGGCCGCCTGGTGACACTGTCCGATGGCTTCGGGCAGTGGGCCGATGGCGTCCAGGCCCAGGCCGATGCCTGGGCACAGCTGCAGAAGACCATTCGCGCGGGCAGTGGCGCGCGTAATCAGCAGGATTCGCGCGCCGATGTGTGGCTGGATGCGCAGCAGGCCGCGGCGGCTTTGCGCGACAACATCACGGACATGCTGAGTGCTGCTCAGAAGCATGGCGCGGCCGCGTATGCGCAAGCGCGCGAAGCTGCGGGCGCCATGGCCGGCGCGCAAGCCGGCTGGATGCTGTTGTCGAAGCCGCTCAACGGCATGGCGCTGGAGATGGAGCGCGTGCGTGCCAATGCCGAAGCGATGCGCCCGGTGCTGGTCGAGCTGTACGGCAGCACGTGGCAAGCGAGCCAGATCATCCCGAAAGCCATCGCCCAGCAGACGGCGGCGCTCAAGAAAAACTTCATGTCCGACGTCACCGACCAACTCCTGCAGCTCACGGACGCCAGCGCCTACGCCGCCAAGCAGCTGAAGGAGGAGCAAGCCCAGCGCCTGGCCGACGCGAAGGCACTGGGCCTGTCGGCCGCGGAGATCGCGAAGGTGACGGCGCTGCACAAGGCGCAGACGTCTGCACTGCAGGCAGAGGCCGCCGCGTGGAAAGCAAGCGCGGCGAGCAATCTGCGCGGCTGGCTCGACGGCCAGCAGCTCAGCGACAGGTCGTCTCTCGACCCGGGGCGCCAGTTCCAGGCCGCGCAGCAGCAGTTCGCGAGCGTCGTTGCCGCCGCGCGCGGCAAGGACCAGGCGGCCCTGGACCGCGTCACATCGGTGGCCGACACGCTGCTGAGCACGGGCCGCGGCATGTACGGCTCGGGCTCGCAGTACGTCGCGCTGGAGGCGATGACGCGGCGCACGGTCGAGTCCCTCGGCCGCGCGCTGGAACTGCCTGGGTTCAGCCTGGCTGAGCAGAAGGCTGAGCAGCTCAAGCAGACGGCGGAGCTGAAGAAGCAGACCGAGGAGCTTAAGGCGCTGGTTGTGCTGCAAGGCGCCGGCACCAAGGACGTGCTCGCGGAGCTGAAGCTGCTGAGGCAGCGCATTGAAGACCTGGAGAGGCCCCTGAGGCAGGCGGTGGCATGAAGACCTACGCGATCGAAATGACGGTAGCCGTCGATGCGGCCGGGACGCTGCGCACGCTCTACGTGTCCAGCGGCCCGCTCGTCACGGGCCCGGATGACACGCCGCCGCACACGGCGTTCATGGGGCGGGTGCAGCAGCCCGCGCTGTACCGCACCGATCTCTGGGAGCCCGGCACCACGGGCGGCGCTTCCCGCGTTTCGACCGGCGAGGTCGTGCTCGTGAACGTTGATGAAGCGCTTGACGACTGGATCGGCTACGGCTGGGCCGGGCGGGAGATCGTGCTGCGTGTCGGCGAGCCGGGCACGGCCTACCCAACAGCATGGTCGCGCGTGCTGACCGGCACCATGGAGCAAGCGACGTTCGAGGGCGACCGTGTCGTGATCCGCGTACGCGACAGGCAGGCGGTGCTGGACGTGCCGGCAAGCCCCAACACCTACGCCGGCGACAACGCGCTGCCGGCCGGGCTGGAGGGCGGCGCCGACGACCTGGCGGACCAGCGCAAGCCACGCTGCTGGGGTCTGGTGCGCAACGTCTCGCCGCCGTGCGTGAACAGCGCCCGGCTGATCTACCAGGTCAGCGACGGTTCGGTTTCGTCCGTGGATGCGGTCTATGACCGTGGCGTCGCGCTCACCGCGGGCGCGGTGTACGCATCGCAGGCCGAGATGGAGACCACCGCGCCGGCGGCAGGGAGCTACCGTGTCTGGCCGGCCGGCGGCTACGTCCGTCTCGGATCGCTGCCGGCTGGCCAGCTCACGGCCGACGTCACTGCCACCACTGGCACAACGGCCCGTGCCGGCTCGCTGTTGCAGTCGCTCGCGCTGACCGCTGGGCTCGCCGCGGGCGATGTCTCCGCGGCCGATGTGTCGGCGCTCAACGCGGCTGCGCCGTATGCGCTGGGCCTCTGGCTGCCGTCTGGCGATGAAACGACGTGCCGCGCGGCCATGGACCGCGTCGCCGCATCGGTGGGTGCATGGTGGGCCTTCGACTCGCTGGGTGTGCTCCGCATGGGGCAGCTCGTGGACCCCGCAGGTGACGTGCCGGCGATGGCAATCGAGTCGTGGCAGATCATGCAGATCCAGCGCCAAGCGCAGCGCGATGCGGGCGCCGGCGTGCCGGCGTGGCGTGTCACCGTGAATGGCAACCGGAATTGGTCGGTGCAAAGCGACGTTGCGGGTGCCGTGACGGCGGCGCGCCGCACCTGGCTTGCCATGGCAACGCGCCCGCAGCGCTCGGCACAGGCCAGCATCAAGCTGCAGCACCTGCAGGCTGCTGACCTGGTCGTCGACAGCCTCATCGACACCCTGGCCGATGCCAAGCTGGAAGCTCAGCGCCTGCTGGCTCTCTACCGCGTCCGCCGTGACATGTTCGAGGTGCGGATCTCGGCCAGCGCCTCGGCGTTGGCATCGCTGTCGCCGGGCTGCTCGGTGCGACTCACCTGGAAGCGCTACGGCCTCCAGAGCGGCCGGATGCTGCGCGTGCTTGGCGTGCAGCTGGATCTCGCGCGCGAGCGCGCGTACTTGACGCTGTGGGGGTAGGTGATGGCCAATATCCTGATCGCCTGGGGCAACGATGCTGATCGCGCGACGCTGTCCGGCGGCGCGTGGGTGTCCACGCTGCCGCGCACGAACCTGCAGACGCGTGAGCTTGCGCGGGTCGCCCGGTCGACATCGGCAGCCACGGCCGCCACGAAGTTCACCGCGACGTTCGCCGGCCGGCCACCGCTGATCGACTGCATCGTCTTGGTCGCTCACAACCTGAGCGCGGCGGCCCGGTGGAAGGTGACCGCCAGCAACGCGGCGGGCAGCAAGGTTCGAAGCACGGGCTGGATGGACGTCTGGAAGCGTAGCGACCCGGCAGAGCTGGAGTGGGAGGATGACCGGTGGTGGAGCGGTCTGCCGGACGCGGAGACCATCGCTGCCTTCACACCGCTACTGGTCTGGACCGGTGGACGCAAGCTCTGGCCGTCTGCTGATGACGTCACGAACCCGGCGACGTGGACGGTCGAGATTGACGACTCAACAAACCCGGCGGGCTATGTGCAATTTGGGCGGCTTTTCATGGGTCGTGCATTCCAGCCGAAATACAACTACGAATGGGGTTCGGGCCTGGGCTACGAAACTGAAACCACCGTCGATCAAAGCCTCGATGGTGTTGAGTTTTTCGGGCGCCGCCCGCCGGTGCGCATATTCAATTTCCGGCTTGGGAATCTGAATGACGCCGAGGCCTACGGCGCGGTACTGCTGCTGCAGCGCACTGTGGGGATTGATGGCGAGGTCGTCGTCATTCCAGATCCCGGCTCTAGCCAGTTCTCGCTGCAACGGAACATTTACGGGCGGCTGCGGCGGTTGAGCCTGATCGAGAACCCGCATTACCAGACCCACGGCCATGCATACGAAGTGAAGGAGATCATCGCGTGACTATCGTCGTGAATATCAACGGCCGAACATACTCGGACGATGACGATCCGGACACTGGCATGGGAGCGGGCGGTCACCGGCGGTTGCTGCTGCCGCTCGTGCATGACATCGTGACAGTCGCCGGAGCCGTGGCCAGCGCCGCTGAGGGGACGGCAACGAAAGCAGCGCAGGCGTCTGCAAGTTCGACGGCGGCTGCGGCCAGCGCTGCCGTGGCCAGCAGCGCCGGCGCCAATGCAACCGCGGCGGCTGCCGCGGTTGCCGCATTGGCGTCTGGCTCGGCAACGGCCCGCGCCACTGTGCCGCCATCACTGCTGCTGCCGTTTGCGAGTGGGCGGTTTGTGGATCCGCGCCTGGTATTCGGGCGCAGCTCCACGGCCCAGCGCATCAACGGACGCGGTCAGGTCGAAGCGGTGCTCGCGGGCGTGCCGCGCCTTGCGCATGATCCGATGAGCCTGGCGTGCCAAGGCGTGATGGTGGAGGCCGCGGCTACAAACCTGTTGCTGCACAGCAGCGACCTGTCCCAGTCGGCCTGGAACAAGAGCACCGTGGTCGGGCTCGATGCGACACGCTATCTGGCCCCGGACGGCACCATGTCGGCCTGGAGGGTGTACGAAACCGCCACCACGGCGCAACACACCGTGAGCCAGGCGTTCAACGTCGTGGCATCAACGACCTATACCGTGTCGGCCTTTGTGAAGGCCGCGGAGCGCACCCGCGTGCGCGTGTATATGGGATCGTTGGCCAACCAAGTGGCGTCCAACATCGTGGAGCTCAACTTGCTGACCGGGGAGTACACGACCCCGGACCCGTCGCGCACGCGGGTTGAGGCCTACCCGAATGGTTGGTATCGGGTGTCGGCCACATCGACCACCATCGCCGCGCCCGGGGCAAGCTGCTCGCTGAGCGTTCAAGTGATCGCGACGGCGAACGTTTCCAGCTACACCGGGGACGGTGCATCGGGTGTCCTGGTGTGGCACGGTCAGGCCGAGCTGGGCGAGCTGTCCACCAGCCCGATTCCTACCGCCGGCGCGCAAACGACGCGCACCGCGGAAACCTGCCCGCTGTCAGTGGGCGCGTGGCTGCGGCAGGGGGAGGGCACGCTCTACGCCGAGTTCATTCGGGCGGCGGCTGTGTCTACCGGTGCCGCGCCGGTGGTGCTCTCGCTGAATGACGGTACCGCCTCCAATCGCGTGGCCCTGGTGCTCGTACGCAATGCCGTGAGCGGGGCGAGCCAGGTAGCGGCATCGATCACCTCGGGCGGGGTGGATGTGACCTCAACGGCTGCGGTCATCGCGGCGGGCGCGGTGGTACGGGTCATGGTGGCCTATCGCGCGCTCGATGCGGCCCTGTACGTCAACGGGGTCGAGGTGTGGGCCGGCACCGGTGCGGCTATTCCCGCGGCGCTGTCGACGCTATGCCTTGGCGCTGACTCGGCGGGTGCCAACCAGGTCAACGGCGTTCTCGGGTGCGTGGCCTATTTCCCGGCGCGCCTGGCCGCCGTGCAGTGCATCGCTATGACGGCGTGAAGGAGAACAGATGCCCGATCTCGACATCATCGGCCTCCTGTGCGCTATCACCGGCGACACCGCCGTACAACTGGCCGGTTGGCACATCAACAGCACGGCGCCGCTGCCAGGCCTCGGCCTGTACGAAGTCACGCCGAAGGCCCCGCAGCGCGTGTTCGCCGGTGTGCAAACCCACTTCTACAGGTTCGAAAGTCGCGAGCAAGCCGAAGAACTGCTGGCCACCGCCGCGAGCCTGCCCGCGCAACAGCCATAAAAGGACGCGACATGCCACAGCTTTCAGGTACCGCAAACAACCAGACCCCAACCAACGGCGACCTGGGTGGGATGGCCCACCAGTCGCCGGAAGGCTTCGTGCTGCGGCCGCAGTCCAGTGCGACTCCGTACAACCCAGGTGACATGGTCTTCCAGTCCACTGAGGCCGCACTCACGGTCAAGCGACGCATGGCAGACGGCAGCGTGAAGTCGATCAGCTGGCCGTGGTCGTGACGCATTGCGCGACAGGACCTCAACGCAGTACCCATGCCCGCCACTTGGCGGGCATTTTCATTTCAGGGAGGCACCCATGGGTGGTGACGCAGTGCAAACGTCTGCACGGGATGGAGAAGCGGCCGATGACGTGGGCGGCGAGTGCTTGGCAGGGCTGACGCCGGAGCAACGGCTGGATGCGATCGAGCAGCGGCTGCGCCGCGGTGCAGACAGGATTGCGGCGCTGGAAAATGGCCTGGCCACGAACACACAGCTCACGACTGAAATCCGCGAGCTGCTGGAGTTTGGCCGTAACGGGCTGCGCCTGCTCGGTCACCTCGGCGTCGTGATGCGCTGGGCCGGCGGCATCGCTGCCGCGGTGAGTGCCATGGTTGGCCTGTGGCATGCCGTGCGCTCCGGCGTGCCGGTGGACAGCGGCGACGTGCTGTCCGCTGTGGTCCAGGCCTACCGCGACGGGAGCCAGAAATGAAATCGGGCCGTGTCGCGATTGCCGGCCTGAGCCTGTCCGCTGCGGCGCTGATTGGTCTCTGGGGTCGAGAGGGGTGGACGGAACGGGCTGTCATCCCAGTGCCCGGCGACGTGCCGACGATCGGCCCCGGGCTGACGCAGCGCGCGGACGGCACGCCGGTGCAGCTCGGCGACCGCATCACGCCGCTCGACGGTGCCCGGCGCAGCCTGGCGCACATCCAGCGCGACGAAGCAGGCCTCAAGCGCTGCGTCACCGTGGAGCTACACCAAGCGGAGTACGACGCGTACTTGAGCTTGGCGTACAACATCGGCGTAGCGGCTTTCTGCAGCTCAACGCTTGTGAAGCGGCTCAACGCCGGCGACTACGCCGGCGCGTGTGCCGAGATCCTGCGTTGGGACAAGTTCCGTGGGCAGCCGCTGCGCGGGCTCACGCTGCGCCGCCAAGCGGAGTACCGGCAGTGCGTAGACGCCGGCTGAGGTTGTGCCGGCATGCATTGCGGAAACGGTGCAGAAGCGATGCGGAAATCATGTACTCGCGCGGCCTGGAATAAGTTGTTCACCGTGCTGCGCACGACCCGCGACGCTTGGAAACAGCGCTTGGCGGCAGCACGGCTCACGGTGAGTTTCTTCCTAGAGAAGGCGTTGCCGCGATGTACATCGCTGCCGCGCGCCGGCCGATGCTTGCCAACTCTTCCGGTGGCGGATGCACATCGCCGGACGCGGCTAAGTCAGCCGACTCCACCAGGATGCAATTACCGGCACTCTTGGCCGCAGCTTCTTGGGCCGCGCGCATGGCCTCCAGGTCGGCCGCACTTTCTGTCGCGATTGACTGCAGTTTCACGATGATGAAGGGCATGTCGGGGTCGCCACGGCCACTGCGCCACTCCGCGATCATGCGTTGCAGGTGGTCGGCATAGTCAGCATGAGCTGGGACGTTGCTTTCGCCTTGCCACCACACCACGCCGCGAGCGGGCATGCGGTATAGCGGCCGCACCCATTCTTTCGCCATGGTGGCGGGCGGCAACTTCCGAACCCATTTTGCGGTGCTCCCCACAGCCTTCGGGTGTCCGGCCGACGAGTACCAGGACTGGATTGGCGTTCCTGGAAATGCGATGCTCGCAATACCGATTGGTATCTGGAGCTGCTCATGCATCTCAATGGCAAATGCAGCGCCGAACCTTGATACTTGGCCGTGAGATACCCACTGGCGACGAATATCAATTAGAGATTGCCAAACGTCGTCTGGGTAAATTCCCTTGTTGGTTGGGCCAAAGCCACTGTAACCGGAGCATCCGTCTGGAAGCTGGAGTTTGGCGTGCTTCCGGGCATTGCTTTGCCCTGCGACTAGCCACACATCGCCGACGTGAATTCTGTTCAGGGTGATCGTCTCGCCCAAACATGAGAAGCTCACCGTGTATGGGCCGCCCTCCGGAAGTGGGTCGAGGCTCAATATCCATTGGCCGTCACGCGAGACCGCTGCCGCAGAAATGAAATCGGCCTCGGCTTGGACTAAAGCGCTATCTGGCGCTGAGCCCCAGAAAACATGAGGCACCCCTCTCTGCAGCACAGCGCCATGCCCGTATACAGCGGAAAGCCGGAAAGGGCGCTCCGGTGTCAGGTCGTATATCACTGTTCGTTGCTGATCGTCTTGTCCAGTCGCTTCAGCTCCGAACGCATCCAGACATGCGGGTCAGGGCCCGCACTGGCGGCAGGTGGCGCAGCGAGCAGCCGGGCAGCTGCGGCGCGGATTGCGGCGCCAATGTCAACGGCTTCGCCAGAGACTTCGTAGGTGCGGCCGTCCCATTCCTGCGCGATCTGCTCGATGACGTGCGGCAGCGTGGTGGCGGTGTCGGTCATGTGTCTTCTCTTGTGTGCGGCACCGGCTGGTGCCGGTGCTGGATTGGACCACGCGGCCAAGCGGCGCTCAGGGGAGAATTCGGGGAGAAATTCCGATTTCGGAGCGGCCGTGCATCTATCGAATTGCTGCGGGAGCAAGGCGCTGGCGAACTCGCACACGTGATAGCAGGCAGGGGATATGGCTGTAATTGACCCACGGCGCTCCCAATGCCGGCGGTTGGTACTGCTGCTGTGGTGTCAATCGGCCAACACCTTGTCGAGCTCTGGAAAGTGTTTGTGCAGGTCCTCAGGCTGCAGGTGGGTGTACCGCTTCAGCTGCGTCCAGTTCGTGTGCCCGCTGACCAAGGCGACCTCCTGGATGCTCAACCCATGCTGGAATAGCCGCGTGATGCCGGTGTGCCGCAGGTCGTGGAAACGCAAGTCCTTGATGCTCGGTATACCGGTCTGGGCAATCCGGTCACGCGTGCGCTCGAAGGCGGCGCAAACCGAGTCGGTGTCATGGGGGAAGACGCGCTCATCAAGCTTTGGGACCTGCTCCAACAACGTCCAGGCGTCACCCAGCAGGGGCACCACCTGGTCGTTGCCCACTTTGCGCTTCGGGTGCTTCACGTCCCGAATCACGATCGTGCGGCGCTTCGGGTCCACGTCGGCCCAGCGCATGCGCGTGAGCTCACCGGCGCGGCGGGGCAGGGCGATGGCCATCTTGTAGATCAGCACCATGTTGATGGCGGTCTGGTGGTGAGCGTTGCGCCGCTCAAACTGTTCCAGCAGCGCGTCCTCCTCGGCTTGGCTCACGATCCGGATCACCTCCCGGCTCTTGGCCGTGAGTCCGTCCTCGCGCAGCTTGCGCATGCCCAGGTCCACCTCGCTGGGGTCCACCGGGATACCGTGCGCGTAAGGCGCCGCGTGGATCGCGGCTGAAACCACTGACAGGTTGGCCAGCACCGTGGCCGGTGTCACGCCGTCTTCCGCGCGCCGGCGCACGGCGAAGTCCACCAGGTGCTTCGCGCGCAGATCGCCCAGCAATACTTTGCTGAACACGCCGGCCATGTACTCGTGGTTGGCGATGGTGGAGCGGCCCAGCGGCCGGAGCTTCCGCTGGTAGCCCAGGTGCTGCTCAATCAGCTCGCCGACTGTCATACGCGCGCCGATGGCGACCGCCGGCCCGTCCTTGCGCACCTTCGCTTCCAGGCGCTGCGCCCAGCTCCTGGCCATGGCCTCGGTCGGGAACGTTTTGGACTCGCTAAATACAATTCGGCCCGCCTCTTTGAGCCGGACCTGAGCCAGCCAGCCGTCGCCGCGGCGCGTGATGGAAGCCAT